CACAGCTAATGCGCCTCTTATCTCGCCTCACGCTGGGTGATGGTGGGACGATCATCGCATCGTCGGCTTCCACGAACACTGGAAGCTACGATGCGGTGACGGCACTCACCCAATCCACGGCCACGCTTGTCATCAGCGGCGCGACCTCCACGGCAACGCTTGCGGCCAATGTCACCGTCTACGGCGATATTGCCCAGGTGGCGCTGACCGGTGGCGGGCTTGCCATCTACGTCCGCAAGGACTAAAAAGGAGGCCCGTCATGGGTCGTCAGTGGAATACTATTATTGAGAGCTTGGGACCGCTTTCGGGCGGCACCATGTCCATCAACGCCAATCTCACCGAGATTGAGGCGTTGCTTACCACGCTTCAGGCGGATGTGGCGGATGGGATTCCGCCCATTCGTGGCACGACCAGCACTGGAACTTTGACTGCTGGCACGACCAACGGAACCTTGTTCGCCACCAATTCCACCCGAAACTATCTTCTGGTGCAATGCACCAGCGGAACGGTGTTTATTGACACCAACGGCACGGCCAGCGCGACCGAAGACATTCAGCTTACCGCTGGTCAGGGTATTACTTGGGAGGGATCATTCATTCCAACCGGTGCGATTGCGGCGATTACTTCTACTGGAACTGCCAGAGTCATCGGAGTGCAGGGTTAGTTTATGGGCTTCTTCGGCGGCGGCGGGGGTGCGGCGAGCAACATGGTCGGAGCGACCAGTTCAGTCGCAGGCACGGCTGGCTTGGTTCCCGCTCCGGCGGCGGGGGATGAAGAAAAATACCTTTTTGGTGACGCAACCTTTAAGGGTTATCTAAGCGCATATGCGGCAACTCCATTTGTTAAATCTACATCAAGATATTATTATCCATATTTAATGATTGGAAGGCCAGAAATAACTGATTCTGGAAATTTACAAAGCACAAACGGAGCGATTCTTTGCCCATTTTTAATAAATGGGACTGCGACAGTTTCACAAATTTCATTTATTATGCACTCAGCAAATATCAATACAACTTTTACTCTTGGAATTTATCAATCTGACTTACTTACTGGATGGCCTAAAACAAAAATATCTCAAGAAACCTCAACAAATTTATCAAGCACAGCAAGCGGAACATTGGTCACAACAGCAATTACGGCATCAGTAAAAGGTTTATTTTGGGGGTGCATATATAATAATTCCACAACTCAGTGCGCGGTTAAGGCCCATAGCGTTAATAATGATAGTAATAATTTCGTCCAACAAGTAGCTGGAGCAGATTCAGTTTCATCAATTCCAAGGAGAAGATTTATTATTCTTGACTCATCAATATCTTCATCGGTTTTTCCGTCAACACTTTCTACAAGTGATATGTCGGCAACAAATACAAACAATGCAACACCAACATTGATTGTTACGTTTTAATGAAACAGATTATTAAACACCTAGATGGAACTGTTGAGATAATCGACAATAGGACTCTTTACGATGCACAAAATCAGCGCATCGGATACGCAAAAGAGGATTGCACAAAACATCTTTATTCAGTTGGAATTGATCAAGCCACCCAACAAAACGCCGCCCTTGGCATCTACTCGCCGGAAAGATACGAGGCCATTAAGTCCTACATCTCCGCCTGTCGTAACGAATATCTGCGGTGCAAGGCTCTGATCCTCGCCGCCACTTCCAACGACGAGGCCGATGCCGTCCAGTTCCTCGCCCCGCCCGTGCCGGAGGGGATTTAGTCCATGTGGAAAACCCTCGCCATCTGGCTGACCAATTTGAGTTTGCGTTTCTTGATGACGCGCAAGGAATACGTTTGTTTCAAGGAGGCGTTGAGGTTTGCCGGGGAGAACAACACGGTTGCGAGGGAAACAAAGTACATCGGGAAGGTGAAGCACCTTCTATCCGTCAACCGCTCGATCAAGCGCATTGTGGAGGAGGGTCGGGATCGGGACGAGGTTGTGGACGCGGTGGTGCATCTGGCGGTTGCGCTAAAATATCTGGAGGGAAAAGGTCGTGAGTCTTGATGAAGTGCATGACCTTCGGGAAAAGTTCGGGTCAATGGCCGAGCGGTTGGCTCGGATGGAAGAACGCCAAGTTACCCTGATCGGGATGGTCGAGCGTTCCCTATCCAGCTTTGGCGACCTGTCCAACAGGGTAACTTCCCTGGAACACCTTAAAACCAAGATGCTCCTTGTGGCAGGCTCCATAGGTGCTATAGTCAGTGTGGTTTGGGATGCGATCCGCTCCCGGCTCACCCACGGAGGATAAATGCCCACTTTAGGTACACAGAATATCTCGACCAGCTATCCCCAGCTTCTCAAGACCTTTGGGCTTGGCGGGGTTGATGGCAATCTTCAGGTTATCACAGATGGCGACAATACCTCATCGGCTTTAAACCTTTCCACCACCGGCGTGCAAAGCACCGGCTCTTTGGCGGTGGATGGAACCAGCCTTCTTTCCGGCATTGTCACCTTCGGAACCAGCCTGACCGCATCCACCGGAACTGCCACCATCGGAACTCTTTCCGTTGGCACGGCCTCCATCAGCACGGCCACCATCCCTTCCGTAACGCTTTCTACGGCCACCATCTCCACCGCCTCCATCAGCACGGCCACGATCCCGCTCCAGCTTGGAGCGGTGACGTTTGGTTCCACCATCACCGCCTCCACCGGGACAAATACGCTTGGAACAATCAGCGTAAACACGGCCACCATCGGAACTATTACAAACACAGGCGGGATGTCCGTCACAACCACGGCCACGGTAGGCACGTTGGAGATTGGGGCTACCGGTCCTAGCATTACAAATGCCTCATACGGAACTGCGGCTTTTACCGCCTCCACGGTTGCAGCCCACAACTCTGCCGGAACCACCAACGGAACGGTTGCACTTACCGGGGCGCAGAATAGCGATATTGTCATCGGAACCCTTAATTCACTTGGATCTGCCACTGGTTCAACCGGACTAATTATCGGCTTTCATTGCATAGCGAATAACGTGGTTCGCTACTCCATCACCAATCCGACCACCACTGCTGGCACGGTTCCCGCCGGAACCCTGCACATGACCGCACTGAGGTTCACGGCTTAATATGGCAATTAAATTCAATCGCTCCCAGACTTTCGCCACCAACGGCACGGTGACTGCCGCCGGGCTGCACAACCTGATTGACGGCACAGACATCTATCAGGCGTTGATCACTGACCAGACCAACCTTACTTCGGTTGGCTCTGCCGACGAACTATTGATTGCAGATGCGGATCTGACCGCAAATGACGCGCCTCGCGCCGTTACGGTAAACGAGTTGTTTGAGGATGCGCTGACGATCAGCACCTACACCAACGCAAATATCAATAACATTTCCTACGGCACATCCACTGGCACTCGGATTGTTTCCACCAATGCGTCGATCACGACAGGCACGATTCCCACCCTCACCGCAGGCACGACCACATCAACTGTGGCCACCATCCCGACCCTGACCGCCGGAACCACTACATCGACTGCCGCCAACATCACCAACGGAACGATCCAAACGCTTACCGCCAGCACGGCCACGATCACGGGCGGAACCTTCAGCGGGGCGATCAACAGCACGGCTGGAACGATTGGCAATTTAACGACCACGCTTGCAGGCGATGTGACCATCAGCACTGGCACGGCCACCGTAAGCACCCGTGTGGCCGTGGTCAACACGGCGCAGGAATATACTGCCACCCACAATTTCAATGCCACCAGCCTCACCATCACCAGCGGGACAATCCCTTGGGATCTGTCTGCAAACCAGGTGGCCAAGCTTGAGGTCACGACCAACTCCACGCTCAACACCCCGACCAATCCTGTTGACGGCGCAACCTATATGCTGGTAGTCACGCAAGGAACCGGTGGAAGCAATACCCTCTCCTTCAGCACGGCCTACAAGTTCCCCGGCGGCTCCGCGCCTGTCCTGTCAACCGGCTCCTCCGACGTTGACGTTCTCGCCTTCGTTTCCAACGGCACCGTACTCTACGGCGTAACCAGCCAAGACTTCTCCTAACCCCTATGCCTTGGCCCGTCCATCCGACCGGCTTCTTTGGGGCTAGGGGCGACTCCGACACCTACCGCATCGAGCGGAGTTTGCGGTTTAATTCGGCTGACTCAGCGTATTTGAGCAGGACATTTGGAACTCCAACAAATCAAAATGTTTGGACATTATCTGTTTGGCTAAAAAGGTCATCTCTTAACAGTGCTGGAATTATCGGTGCATCAAATGGATCCAATAATTACGAGACAATTTATTTTGATAGTTCATCAAATCTATTGGCAGAAACATGGATAAATGTACCTCCAATTCAATCAAGAAACCAGAAAACAAATGGAATTTTTAGAGATCCCTCTTCTTGGTATCATGTTGTAGTATCAAAGAATGGCTCTTGGGCCTCAAGCTATCCATTCACAATTTATATAAATGGTGTATCTCAATCGCTAACTACATTTGATTTAAATACATCGTTTGTAAATAGATTAAACACAAGCGGAGTTACGCATCAAATAGGAACAGATGGGTTGACATCAAATCTATTTAATGGATACATGGCCGAGTTTATTTTCATCGACGGCCAAGCCCTAACCCCATCGTCCTTCGGCGAAACCGATGCCATCACAGGCCGCTGGAAAGCTAAGGCGTATAGCGGAACGTATGGGACGAATGGGTTTTATCTGAAGTTTGCCGACAACAGCGGAACGACATCCACCACACTTGGTAAGGACTCAAGCGGTAACGGCAACAACTGGACTCCGAATAATTTCTCCGTCACGGCAGGCGCAGGCAATGACAGCCTTGTGGATTCACCGACTAATTATGGGAGTGATACTGGGGTTGGTGGAAATGTGCGCGGGAATTATGCGACCCTTAATCCGCTAACTGGTTCTACTCTTTCTGTTTACTCAAATGGAGGTCTTCAGGTAAGCGGATCTGGTGCTGACGGCGGCAATTTCTCCTCATCGTATTCAACGATTGGAATAACATCTGGAAAATGGTATGCTGAATTTACGTTTTTGTCGGGAGGAACAAATAATGCAATTCTTGGAATTGGGTCTCATGTGTACCAAAGAGATACAAGCAATCAAAATTCAATTATCAACGGAATAACATCAATAAATCTTAATGCATTATCGGTATCAGATAGGGCAATAATTGAAAACGGCGTGCAGCTAACAGGTGGAGATGCATCATTTAGTTTTTCCTTAAATGATATTATTGGTATTGCTTTTGACGCAGATGCAAGAACTGTTAATTTTTACAAAAACGGGTTAATTCTTGGAAGCACATATCCTTATGATGTTGCAAGCGTTGGTAATGGAGTATTTTATTTTATTGTAACTACAAGAGTTAATTCTGGAACATCGTCGTTTGCCTGCAACTTCGGCCAACGCCCTTTTGCCTACACCGCCCCATCCGGCTTCAAGGCTCTCTGCACCCAGAACCTACCGCAACCGACGATCCAGAAGCCCAGTACGGCGATGGATGTGGTGACTTATACCGGAACAGGCGCAAGCCAGAGCATATCCAGCCTTGGGTTCTCTCCTGATCTTGTCTGGATCAAGGGAAGGAGCGGGGCCACGGATCATGCGCTTTATGATGTTATCCGTGGATCACAGGCAAGGCTTGAGTCTAATACAACTGATGCCGAGGTTACTTCAGATAATGGACTGACATCATTTAATTCGGCTGGATTTACTGTTGGTACACTTGCACAAGTCAACACCAACACGGCAACCTATGTGGGATGGTCTTGGGACGCAGGCTCAACCAACTCCACCAACACCTCTGGCTCCATCACCAGCACCGTAAGGGCAAATCCGCAGGCTGGGTTTAGTATTGTAAGTTATACTGGAACTGGCGCAAACGCCACGGTTGGGCATGGATTGGGCGTTGCGCCGAAAATGGTGATTGTAAAAGCAAGAAATCAAAGTGGATTAGCTTATTCTTGGGTAGTTTGGCATTCTGCATTGTCAGGATCTGAGTATTTGGTATTAAATCTAACCCAAGCAAAAGCATCAGCATCAACGGTGTGGAATAGCGCAATTCCAACAGCTTCTGCTGTTAATCTTGGGACTGATGCCGGAACCAACGGATCTGCTGTAAATTATATTTCCTACTGCTTCGCCGAAATCGAAGGCTACTCCAAGTTTGGAAGCTACACAGGCAACGGCTCGGCAGACGGTCCGTTTGTGTGGTGCGGGTTTAGGCCGAGGTGGGTGATGATTAAGAGGGCCGATTCCTCGGTCTCGGGCTTTTGGACTATTTTTGATTCAGCAAGAGAAACTTCAAATGTAATGGGATCAAGATTATGGGCGAATGTATCAGATCAAGAATCATCAGATCCGCCAAGAATAGATTTTGTTTCAAATGGATATAAAATTAGGACGGCTGGAGATCCAAACACTTCTAGCGGAACTTTCACCTTCGCCGCCTTCGCCGAATCACCCTTCAAATACGCTAGAGCAAGATAGGAGACTATATGTGGATTACATCAACCAATAACATAATTCGCCAACCTCAAGGCATCCGCATCGAAGATGTCAACCATCCGGCCAGCATCTTCTGGTGCTGGAGCAAGGAACAGCTTGCCCAGATCGGGGTCAAGCCATACCACCCGGCCAGCGTACCCGCTGGCGAAAGGGTCACGGGCGCGTATACTGAGGAGGTGGATGGCGAGGTGTACGAGCGTTTCAACACCGAACCTATCCCGCAACCCGAACCAGAGCCGGAACCAGCCCCAGCCCCAGAGCCGGAGCCAGCACCCGAGGAGCCAGTAAATGACCCTGTCTGAAATAGCCCAATACGCCGGTGAGAAGGTCGGCAAGACCGACTCCGAAACACTGACCTTCCTCCAAAAAGCCGCAAGCTTGGCTTACCGCCGGGTTTGGAACTTTGCACCTTGGCGTGAAACTGTCACCAGTTCCACCTACTCGGTCGGAACCAACCGCACCATCACCCTTGGAACCAACGTGGAGACACCGCTCTCCGTATCCTATGACCAATCCGAAGTTGAACCCATCGACCTTGCCACCATTATCAGCCAAGACGCTGATCTGCTTGAAGACACCCGCACGGGTACTCCGGTGCTGTATCACTTTACTGGTCGGAATACGAGCGGAGTTGCACAGCTTGATCTGTATCCGCGATTGGAAACTGCTGGGACGATAAGCCTGCGGGTGGTGGAGAAGCTGAAGTGCCTCACACGCACCAACATCATTGTGGACTTCCCGCCGACCACGCAGGCGCTGGATGACGAGCTTCGCTTGCCCCATGTACATCAGGTCATCCTCTCCCTCACCCACGCAGATGCCTTGGAGCGCGAGCGTCAGTACGCCAAGGCGCAATCGGTCGTGCAGACGGCCAATGCCGACCTTGCGGTCATGGCCAACTACGAACTGAGCCAGGTGGGCGGGATCAAGCAGATAACGCCGTCCAGCTTGGGCGACCTCTCCACCGAAGAAATCACTGCTTCCTAATGCCATACTACTCGGACAACCTAGACGACCTATTGGCGTTTGACGGCATCCGCAGTTTTGCGGGTGGTCAAGCCAGCGGTCTGCAATCCGACCTTCTGGCCGAGAACCAAGTTCAGCAGTTGGTCAACATGACCCTGTCCCCCAAGGGCAGCCTTGAGACTCGGCGCGGTCTGACCAACTTCAACACCACGGCGACCAGCCAGGAAGGTTCGATTGGCGGGATGCGGTATTTTGACACAGCGCAATACGAGGATCTTGTCAGCGTAACGCAAGGGCGGCTATACAGCATCAACTCCAACGGGAGCGCCACCTTGCATCCAGCCGACGAGATTTGGAACAACACCAACAGCACATGGGACAATGACGCACAACAATGGGCTGACGGATTTTCAACAACTTTCGATACCAAGGTCAGCATGGCGCAGTTCAACGACAAGATGTATCTGGCCGATGCCGACGGACCCCTTTATTATTACGACGGCGACATTGCCACAAGGCAGGGGGGCAAGGTCAGGGCGATTACCGTTTCCACGGGCGGCACCGGCTACACCAGCGCGACCGCAATTGTGACCGGGCCGGATTGGGGAGGAACCTTGCCTACCCTGATTACGCAGGTGGCCGGTGGGGCTGTCACCAGCGTGACGGTGGTGGATGGCGGGTCGGGATATTCCAGTGCGCCCACCGTGACCATTATCGGCAATGGCTCTGGCGCAACCGCCACTGCCACGGTCAGCCCGCCTCCGCTCAATCTCAGGCTTTTAATCAACACCGGCAACCGCCTCTTTGGGGTGGGATCGGCAGGCAACCGCAACACACTTTATGCTTCCGACATTCTGGATGCCTCCATTTGGGACGCGGCAAACTCGGTCATCGTAAACGCCGATGACGGAGACGAGATCACGGCCATCGTGCCGTACTACGAGAACCGCATCATCGTCTTCAAGAAACGGCGCATATTCCAAGTTACGATTCCTCCCGATATGACCAGCGCGGCGGATTGGGTGATCCAGCTTATCTCCAATAACACCGGCTGCGTGGCGGAAGGGTCGGCAGTACAGGTCAATTCCGACATCTTCTTTCTTTCCGATGACGGCATCCGCTCGCTGGTTCGGTCTGCTGCGGACGACTTTACCTCGGTAGGTCTGCCATTGTCCGAGGTCGTCAAGGATGTTATTCAGGAAATCAACGTGGCCGAGATTGGGATCTGCACGGCGGCTTTCTACGACAACCGCTACTTCCTTGCCGTGCCGACAGCATCAAACGATTTTAACGACACCATCATTGTGTACAACACGGTTCTGGGGGCATTTGAGGGGACTTGGACTCCGAATGTCATGCAGTTTGCTTTGACCAATTTCCAAGACGAGGGGCTTCGGCTGATGAAGAAGTCCACCACGGGACAGATCCAAAAGTATAGCGGATACAAGACCCCAGCACAGGTCACAATTGCCGACTACCAAGATGCCGGAGTTGACTACGAATCCTATGTCCGCACCGCCGATATGGACTTTGGCGATCCTTTTGCCGAGAAGCATGGCAGCCACTTTGAGATTGTATTTGACGACTCATTCTCGACCGATACGACCATCTCCATCCAGCGGGATATTGACGTTGGCGATATTGACGTTCAGCCAAACCTCAACATCTCCAGTGCCGCCCTTACTCTGCCCTTTGTTCTTCCGGCCCAGTTGCCGTCCTCGGTCAAGAAAAGGCTTGCCAGCGATCTTCGGGCGTACCAGAAATGGCGTTTGATCAATATCAAGATCCAATCGGCGGCGAACAAAATGGCTATACGCCAAATCACGGCTGCGGCCAACCCAGACACCATCGAGGTTCAAAAGAACATCTCATGACGGCGGTAGAGTTTATCGAGGCTTCCGGCGTGCCTGAGTCCATGTGGCCCAACTTTAGGGAATGGTTTAACTGGCATTCTGAGCGCGGTTTGGTTGGTGTGGCAAAAGATGGGGAAGAGGTGGCCGGGGTAGCTATTGCCAGGTGCGTAAGGGGCGTGGAAGCCCCTGATCCTTATGAACATGACGAAGCTGGAGAGAGTGTGTTCGTGGACTTGACCGTGACCTCGATTGATGGTAAAAGTAACGCCTTGAGTCGCAAGGCTCTAAAGTGCCTGCTGAGTATCCTTTGGGATAGATTCGGTCCGCGCAGGAGGATCACATTCAAGCGTAACGGCTTTTACAAGGAGTACGACTACTACAACTTTATGCGAAAGGCACTAAACTAATGGGCGGCGGACCATCCATCCCGGCACCTCCTCCTCCTCCGAATCCACGCGAGGTGGCTCAGGCCAATGCGGAAGCTTACCGCATGAACGTCGATACCTACATCCAAAAGCTGCCTGAGATGACGGCGGTGGAAAACAAGATGCGGATGCAATATATGCCGCAGCAACGGGAGTTGGAACGCCAGTTGTCCGCGCTTGACCAGATGGCGGCGGTGCGTTCTGGGCTTGAGACTGAGCGTCTTTACGGCCCGCAGCGTAGCCTTGAAACCTTGCGCCGTTCCTATGAGTTATCCCCGCAGGGCTATGCCCTCCAGCGCGGGCTTGGATCGCAGTTGACTCGCCAGTTTGAACAGCTTTACGGACGCAGCCCCTATGCCTCGGTCGAGCCGAACGTGGCGTTTGGACCGCAATCACCGGCGGCAACTTACTACGGCACGATTGGCACGAACATAAGCCAGCCGAAGATGGGAGCTTGATATATGTCGTCGAAAGTCCAAAGAATGATAAACAAGTCGGTTGCTGGCGCAAATGCCGCAGCAGCCGCAGCAAACCAAAGAGCAGCCGCAGCCGAGGCGGCTGCCGCCCAGGCCCGTCAGTATGCAGACGAGCAAATCAAATCATTGACGGCAAGATACGAAGAACAACTCTCCAAGGACAGAACCTACACGGCATTGGCCGAACAGATCCGTGGCATTGGAGGAGGAAGAGATGGGCAGACACGGGCAGCAGGTCCGGCCTTCAACGAGGCTTTATCCGCACTTGGCTCCGAGCGCAACTATGGCGCATCAGACCTTTCGACACGCCTAAACTTCCAGGTCAGCGACGACCAGATCCTTGCCGACTACAATCAATCCAAGCTCAACCGCCTAAACCAGCTTGTCGGCCAAGGCAACGCCCAGATTGCGGGCATTACCGAAAGGCTGAACGCAGCCCAGACCTTGCTTGACCAGTTGCCACAAGGCGACCCACGCCGCACCGCAAGCGAAGTTACAGTCAACCAGTTGAAGTCCGACCTTACAAGCGTTCAGTCCGGCGTGGCGGATGCCACCAACCAGATCCAGAACTTCAAGCCTTTGGCGCCCGGAAGCGAGGAAGCACTTAAACAGATTGTCTCTTTCCGCGAATATATCCAGTTGCCTGAAGAACGCGCAACTCAGCAGCTTCGCCAGATCGACCCAGACACATTCCGCACGGCGGTTGGCCTTGGCCGCCAATATCGCCAGATGGCGATGGAACCCTTGCCCGAAACCACCACCGAACCGACCGAACAGCTTCGCCAGACCATCGAGCAGGAAGCCTTAAACCAGCTTCGCCTTGGTTCGACCATCGGCGCAGAGGAGCGGCGTGGTTACGAGCAGGCCGTCCGCGCGGCGCAGACCGCCCGTGGGAACATCTTCGGTCTGGGACCGGCAGTGCAGGAAGCGGCCACGCTGGGTGCCGCTGGGGAACAACGCAAGCTTGCGCGTTTCGGGGCGGCGCAGCAGTTCTTGGCTTCCGGCGAAACCACAGGCGCAGCTCAAGCCCGCGACCTTGCGCTCCGCGATGCGCTCACCCAGCAACGTTTGGGCGCAGCCGCAGGCTTTATCGCCGGTGGGCCGTCCATCGCCAACTTGGCGCAGGCCAGAACCGCACAGCAACAGGGCGCATTCCAGAACTTCATTCAGGCGACTCAGCCTATTCCTGGGCAGTTTGGTCAGGCTCCGAGTACGGCACAGCCTTTCTTCCAGGTGGCCGAGCAGGCAATCCCGGTGGCGCTGACGGGCGAGTTCAACAAGCTTTACGGGTCGCAGGCGGATTATGCGGCTAGGACGTATGGGGCGCAGACTCAGGCGATTGCATCAACATACAAAAGCCCTGCTCAAACATTTGCAGATTTTGCAGGTGGTGCAGGAGGATTGATTGGAAAAATCGCCCCCGGCGGTATTTTCTGTTGGGTTGCCAGGGAGGTTTATGGAGAAGACAATCCAAAATGGTTGCAGTTTAGGGAGTGGATGCTGACCAAGGCATCCGACAATCTTAGAAACTATTACATTGAGTATGGTGAGAGAATTGCCAAGTCAATACGCAATAAACCTAAAATTAAGGCACTTATCCGCAAATGGATGGATTCAAAGATTAAAAACAACGGAGCAATCTAATGGCTGAAGCAAGACCAATATTTCCGTTTCCATGGCAGTCAAAGCAATACGAGCAGGAAGACCGCCAAAGAGAACTTGATCAAAGAGTAAGAGAATTGCAGGCAAGAAGCCTCCAAATGCAACTCGAAAGAGAGGATACGTCGGCTAGGGGTTCCGCCATTGATGCGGAGCTTATGGCGCTTCAAGATCCGAGTGCCACAACCGGAAGAAAGGCTGCTGCTTATGCGCGCCTTGGAGAGCTTGGCGGAACAAGGCAGGTTGAGGGGCTTGGTGCGATACCAACCGTGGTGCCGGAAGAGCAGGTAAACGAGATTCTGAATCGCAGAACTCAAATGGGGGCGCAACGCCTGGCCTCAATTAACCAGCAGATCGATCAGGCAAAACAGGTTGGCGATATGTATAGCGCATCCGCACTGGAAGCCGTGCGCGATATGCAGTTTAAGAACGTAAAAGATAATTTTAAGAAACTTCCAATCAAACAAGCTGAAGAACTTGTGGAATACAAAAATCTTGTTGATCTTAGCACAAAGGCAATGGAAACAACTAGCCCGAATCTATATGGTCCCGTTACCGGAAGAGTTCAGGCAGGATTAGCCGCATTCGGCCAAAGCCCTGATTTTACGCAGATGAATCAGGCGTATGCCGGAGTTAGAAACCAAATTCTAAAGGCCAGGTCGGGTGCGGCAGTAACTGAACAGGAGGCTAAAAGATTTTTACAGGAAATGGGTGATCCATATACAGGTGATTTTGCCCAAAGACTTGAGATTTTTGCAAACCAAAGAAGGCGTGAATATCTAGACAAATTGCAGGCGTATCAAGAGGCCGGATTTGAGATTCCTCGATCCCTTCAAATGGGCGCAATCAGCGATGAGGGTGCTAGACAGCAACAACAACCACAGGCAGGTGGTCAAAGTTCTGGTGTTGTTGGAAGATATTCGATAGATCCATCTGGACAAGTAATACGGGCTAAATAATGGCTTTCATAGAAATTGAAGGTATCGGAAAAATTGAGGTTCCAGAAGGTCTTTCAGAAGACCAGCAGAACCAAATAGCTCAAAAAGTCGTACAAGACTATTCCGAGGCAAAGTCCGCAGTTTCTCCTGAAGGAATTGGAGATTACGCCGCAAGGCAGGCAGGACTGACCGCAAGGGCAGCGATGACTCCCACAACTTTGGGGGCTTTAACTGGTGCCGGAATCGGTGCAATGGTTGGTGGCGTTGGGGCTGCGCCAGGAGCAGTTGCAGGAGCAACGGCAGGATTTCTTACAGATATTGGATCAAGGGTTTATTCCTCGCTAACCGGGCGTGGGAAGCCTCTTAATGAATTGCTTGAGGAGATAAAAACCGACATAGGTTTGCCACGACCAGCAACTCCGACAGAAAGATTTGCACAGCAGGCGGTCGAAACTACTACCGGGCTTATTGGACCGATGGGTGCCGGAAAACTTGCGATGCAAAGCGTTTCGCCTGTCGCACAAAGGGTGGGTCAGGTTTTGACGGAAAGGCCAGCCATGCAGGCCATTTCTGGGCTTGCGGGGGCAACTGGAGCATCATTTGCCGAGGAAAGCGGGGCTGGTCCGATTGGGCAGACTGTCGCCGGACTTGCTGGCGCATTGGCACCATCGGTTGCGCCTATTTCCGGCGCGGCCTTGCGAGCCGCAGGAAGGGCTGGCGCGACACAAGAAGAAATCCGAAGAAACATAGAGGCATTTGCACAGGCAGGCACAACCCCTTCCGCTGGACAGGCAACTGGCAAGACACTTGTTCAGGGCATGGAAAGCAGTCTTGGAAGAATACCTGGTGCAATCGGAGTAATGCGAGAAAAGGCAATGACACAGCAGGCCGAAGTTGGGCAAAGAGTCAAAGAGGTTGCAGAAAAGCTTTCGAAGGTAAAGGAGCCTACTGTTGCCGGTGCTGGCATCCAACGTGGTGTTGAGGATATTTTTGTTCCAAGATCAAGGGCGATTGAATCAGGATTATATAATAAACTTGATGAATACATACCCAAATTTAAGCCGGTAAAAGCAAAAAATACATATGCGGCGCTTGAGAAATTATCCAGACCCATCGAGGGCGCGCCTGCGTTATCGCGCAATCAGTTAATTAGCAACGAAGAAATAACTTTGCTTAAAAATGATCTTGAATCTGATCTTTTGAATGCAGAGGGAGATATTCCATTTTCAGCCCTGAAGGAATTAAGGTCAAGAATAGGCCAAAAAATGTCATCCGTAAATCTTGCCTCAAATGTACAACAAGCAACATACAAAAAAATTTATGGTGCAATTAGCGATGATTTAAGGGAGGCGGCAAGGGAATCAGGTGCTGATGCTCTTACTGCACTGAGCAGGGCCAATAAATACACAAAATCTTTTCACGAAAGAATTGATAAGCTTCAGGGATTCATAAATAAAAACGAGCCTGAAAAAATTTATAGGGCGGCTTTTGAGGGAACCGAGCTTGGGGCAACAAGACTCAGGGCCGTCATGCAGAGCTTGCCGAAGCCAGAGCAAAAAGCAGTTGCGTCTTCATTTATATCGAAGATGGGCAAGGCTCTCCCAGGACAGCAGGACGAGCTTGGCGATGTTTTCAGCACTGAAAGATTTTTGACCAACTGGAACAAATTAAGCCCGGAGGCAAAGCAGGTCTTGTTCAACAGATTCGGGTCTGATTACAGGAAAAACCTAGATAAAATAGCAGAAACAGCGTCCATGATTCGGGAAGGCTCCAAGGTTCTGGCAAATCCAAGTGGAACTGCTGCCGCAGGAGTACAGCCAGCAACGCTTGCCGTATTGGCAACGGCTGTTGCGGCGGGGCAATACAAGCTTATCACGGGTCTATTAACAGCCTCCGCACTATCCAGAGCTTCAGCCAAGGCATTTACAAATCCGAAGTATGTAAAATGGCTTGCAGAAAATTCCAAAATACCAACAGAAGCAATCCCTGGTGCAATAACCACACTTTCAAACATAGCAAAAGAAGACAACGATCAGGATCTTGCAGAAATTGCCGAACAGCTTAGAAAACAGGAAATCTCAAAAAAGATAGGTAAATAATGGCCAGATTTGACATATCTGGATCTGTTGGGCGTGGATTTGGCCAAATTGAGGAAAAATCTCGTAATATGGCCATCCGCAAAGAGCTTGAGCCAATTTCAAAAGTGGAGGATATGGCGATGAAAAGACAGGAACCACTATACCAACAAGCAACTCCGGTATCACAAGAGATTGATCCCCTTCTGCCTGCCGCGCTCCAGACAGTAAGCATGGAGGCCAGAAGGGACAAGGCTGGCAACATCACGGTTTACAAACTTCCTTCCGGCGACATGGGCGGAACCTATGAGGTTGCCGGAATCAATGACAAATTCCACCCCGGTGAAGCCAGAAGACTTGCCAATTTGCCGCCGGAACAACGCGAAATTGAGGCCGCAAAATACATCAGGAAGTACACCGCCCCTATTGTTGACAGAATGCCACAGGAAATGCAGGCATTTGTTCAGGATATGGCCTTCAACCGTGGCGCTGGTGGTGCAACCAAATACATTCAGCAAGGTCTTAATAGCCTTGGCCAAAAGGTTTCCGTTGACGGAAGGCTTGGCCCACAGACCTTGCAGGCAATCGGCACGGTCCAGCCTGGTGCGCTAATGAAAGCTGCAAGCCAAGCCCAACTTCGGGACGAATACGCAATGGCGCGAAAAAATCCTGCAAGAAGGAAATTCCTTCAGGGTCTTGAAAACAGAATTAACAATAGGCTTGGTCTTTTTGGATCTGTTTGATTATTTGAAAATTACTGAATCTGTAAGAACTGAAAACCCGCCAGTTCCCACATACACATTGCCGGATTTCGCGGTGAAGTTTTTGTCTGATATAAAAGAATTGCCAGTGCTTAATACAATATCTTTTTCATTGAAGTAGAAAGATCCCGCCTTCCTGCAAATGCCTTCATCTGTAAAAAATGTGTCTCCAGATCGAATAACAATCCCATCGCCAATAGCAACATTTGAGGTTTTCGCATAAATCCCAGGCTTATCGTAAACACCGCCCATGAAATCATCCATTTCATCCTCCCCCATCACCGGTGCCACCAGCACCGCCATTAGGAATAGTGTTGCTTTCATGTGTAAAAACTCCAGCATTCGCGCCACCTAGTCAAGCATGAAATTATCCAACCGCCAGATAGGAGCAGTCGGGGTGGCCAGGGTGGCCGGAGCCTTGTTGCGGCTGGGCTATCAAGTGCTGACTCCGCTTGAGGATTTTTGCGGGTATGACCTGGTGGCCGAGAAGCGCAAGCGGTTTATCCGCATCCAGGTCAAGACATCCGAGCGGAAAGACCCAGATCGGAACAGGTATGGCTTTATGACCTGCAAGGGTCTTAGTTCAAAGAGGCTTTATTCTGGAGGGGTCGATGTTTTTATTTTGTGGGGAATGGATGACGATCTGTTCTGGATCGTGAACCCAAGGGATTGCAAAGGCAAGAATTACAAGGCATCAATCCGCACAGGGTCTTCATGGCGTATATTAAGCGATCTCTAACCTCCAAGGAGGCATGGCGTATCTTCGAGAACGCCGTCAATAAGATGAACTCGGTCGAGGAGGCCGCCGAATGGTTGCGGGAGAACCCGCAGGTGGCCAAGAAGATGACCGGTGCGGGGTTGCTGGAGTGCTTTGACGAGGACGCAAAAAAGTAGTTGACTAGGTTTTGACATCCCCGCTAGGGTCGGGCGATGGCAATCAATTCAAGGCGCAAGGGGGCGGCAGGGGAGAGGGAGTTTGCATCATACCTGCGCGAGCAGGGCTGGCAAAAAGCGCGGCGCACACAGCAGTACGCCGGTAATCCAGAGGGCGGTTCGGGGGATGTGGTCTGTGGGAATTTCCCATTTCACGTTGAGGTCAAGCGTTGCCAGCAGGTCAAGCCGGAGGAATGGATGCGGCAGGCCAAGTCCGATGCACCAGATGGCAAGATCCCGGCAGTGTTTTTTCGGCGCAACGGCGAGAAGAAGTGGCTGGCCATCGTCCAGGCCGACGACCTTTGCGAGATCGCCCGACATATCGCCCCTCCCAATTTCACCGTGGACATAGTCCATACCGCACCCGTTGCCACAACCGTAGCCCAGGGCTTCGTACTGCCTTCCACACCACTAAACCCAAACCAAATATAGAAAGGTAAAATAACATGAGCCTAACCATCAGTGAAACATCCAAAAACACGGAACGCCAGTTGCCCGAAGCCGGAGCAACCGTTGGCGTTCTATTCAGCTTGGTCGATCTCGGAACCCAGGAAGTGACCTGGGACGGCGAGACAAAGAACACCCCCAAACTGCGTTTGGCATTTGAATTGCCGGAACAGACCATCGAAGGCGAGGTGACGGAGAACGGCAAGACGACCAAGGTGACGAAGCCGATGGTCGTTTCCATCGAACTCACCCGCAGCCTAGGAGAGCGTGCCACCCTGCGGAAGCACCTCGAAACTTGGCGCGGTCAGGCGTTCACCAGCAAAGAGCTTGCCAGCTTCAGCCTCAAGAACCTCTTGGGCAAGGCTTGCTTGCTCACCTTGGTTCACAAGACCAGCCAAGCAGGGCGCAACTACTGCGCGATTCAAGGCATCGCCAAGCTGCCCAAGTCGATGAAGGCTCCTGCCAAGACCGAGAACGACCATGTGTTCTACGAGATTGAGCAGGGCGAAGGTGGCCAGTTCAGCGAACTGCCGGAGTGGTTGCAGGAGAAGATCCGGGCAAGCCGGGAGTTCCGTGGTGCGTCTTCGGCACCGCAGGGCAAGGCTGCCGACAGCACCGACGCGGACGGCAACCAAATCCCGTTCTAATCCAGTGGCTCTTACTCTCACGCAGAAAGAGCCATCGACCGCTAAACTCGTTCAAACCGAGTCCAGCGGACATTGGTACACACAGGAAGGCGAGTCCGCCCACGTTGTCATAGGAAAGAACGGCAACGAGCGTAACACCACGGTTACGGACGCGCGCAAGATGGGCTTGCTCCCATCGGTCACGAGCGTCTTGGGCATCATGGACAAGCCGCAACTCACAGCATGGAAGATCGAGCAGGCCATTATGTCCTCGCTTACGCTTCCAAAGGAGGGCGGTGAAACACTCGAAGAGTATGCGAAGCGGGTCGTCAAAGACTCGAAGCAATCCACAACCAAGGCGGCGGAACACGGGACGAAAATGCACGAACAAATGGAGCATATCCTACTTGGACGTGATTGTTCCAAAGACCAGGAACTCCAGCCGTATATCAAGACGTTTAGAGAGTGGGCTGAAGACAATATCGAAAGAACCTATTGGTGCGAAAAAGCACTGGTTGGTGCTGGTTACGCTGGACGATGCGATGCCTACGTCAAGCTGAAGGGAATAGGTGACGCGATCATCGACCTCAAAAACCGCAAGGTAAATCCGAAATACGACCCGTTCTACGATAGCGACTGCGCCCAGCTTTGGGCCTACCGCATCGCCTCGGAGAATTCCAAGGCAGCGTGCGTGTCGGTGGTCCTGGCGGCCAATGACCCGGAGACGCTGGTGATTCACCAGTGGAGCGAGGAGGAGTTGCATGAGTCGGGTATCGCCTTCCAGGCCATGCTCAAGGTATGGGCGTGGTCAAAGAAGTATGTACCTCCAGGGATGAAGCTGTGACGCCGCCGACCATCGAGGAACTTGGCAAAGCCGCCGAGGACATAACGTGGCGCGTTATGGGCAAAGGATCGGAGAAATCCGCCTACGGAGAATGGTTTCATGTTGACAAGCCGGTGCATGATTACCATATAGGTCGTGCTATGCGTCACTTGTCCACGGCCATGTTGCAGTTGCAGAAGTCAACGCCTTGCCCGGACAACAACGGGGAAACGGCTGCGGATCACCTCGAAAGGGCTTTGGTCCGCGCCTTGTTTGCCTGGGCGCAAATCAAAAAGGAAGTACCACGACTATGAAGAAAATAGAGGACATCAAAGTAACATTCATCTGGGGAGGCCGCGAGGTCACGGCATGGGGCGACTGCGATTACAAGACGCACCGCATTGACATCGGGCCGCAGGGCTACCGAGAACACGTCATGGCGGATGTGCCTTACGATATGTCGATCTCGCGCATCACGGTTTGCCACGGTGACGCAGACATCGCCAACCCCGAGCCGGAACTGCTGGAATTTGCCGAGCAGCTTCTCATGGAGGAAGCCGACGAACAGCTTTGCGAGGTGGCATGAAGTTCACCAAGTGCGAAAAGGTTGACGGCGGCTGGGCGCTGTACGCCATGAATGAAAAGGAGAAGAAGGAGCAGCAGGTCTGTTTTGTTGGAGCGGGCTTGCCGCTCGAAGCTTGGGTGGATTTGAAGGATGTGAAGAAATGAGGCTGGCCTTAGCCTGGATTTGTTACTGGCTTGGCCACGCAATTTCCGAAACAATTCTCAGGTTGGGCTATGGTTATTCACTCTACAACAAATTGATGCTTCTCAGCAGCGACCTGGATGATAAGGGAGTAATCTGGAAATGAAGAAGGTTGTCGTAACGCAGGCATTCGGGGACGATTGGCAGGAGGTTTTGAAGCTGACCCGCCCGCGCATGGAGGAGTATTGCCGCAGGCACGAGCAGGACTTCATTTCTATCGAGAAGCCGCTGGCGCACCCTGTCCAGTACAGCAAGCTTATCATCCCGCACCTGATGACGACCAAGGGATACGAGGTCGTCACCTTCCTTGATGCTGACATCTTAGTGGCGCTGGATTGCCCTGACATCTCCAAGGATGTCGAGAAGTTTTGCGCCTTTGACGAGGGTGCCTACCTTGACCGCAAGCCGGGAATGACGGCACTGGCCAAGGCTTTCGGATACAAGATCGAGCCACGCTTCTACGTCAACACCGGGGTCTTCGTGGTCACAAACAAGGTGCCTGGGATCTTCGCCCAGCCTCCCATCGGCTTGTTTCCGAACCACTTTGCCGAACAGACCTGGATGAACATCATGGCCCACCTGTGCGACTTGGACCTTCAGGAGCTTGACCCGTCCTTCAACTGCATGACCAGCGTGGAAGAACACTTTGGCCTGAACCGATATATGGATGCCCAGATGATCCACTACGCCGGACAATCCAACGACATGGCCAAGCTTCGCGGCCAGATTGAGGCTGATATCAAGAAGCTGGAGGAGGAGATTCGATGACCCCGGTCAAGGTCATACCCCACGGAGACAAGTGGCGGGTGGTTACGGAGTCGATGGAGAACCCGATTGGTCCTCGCCTGTGGGGAGCCGAGCCGCCCAACGGCCTGCCACCAGCCGACGATGTGTTTGACGACAAGCAGAACGCCTTGGACGCAGCACGGTTATGGAACGCCTATTCGGCTTGGACGGACAGCCATTCAGGAAGGAAGAAGAAGTGGTCAAAGCAGAAGCGAACCGCCTGAGTCACGAGGAGCGAATGCAGCTTCTTGCAAGCGAGATTGCCATCAGGGCAATCTACGACCTGCGCCTGCTCCAGCGCCGCAAGGTGTTGGTCGGGGACGAACTGACACCGCCCGAACAGCGCCCGCGCCTTACGGACTGTTGTTGTTACAAGGACGATGACAACATCAGAAATCTGATTGACGACTTCAGGGACGGCACCGTACTCTTCTGGTGCAGGATGGGCGGTGCCAACATCGACCAGACCGACCTGAACAGGATGCTGAAAAGGAGGAAACATGATGATGGAATACTTGAAGTTCTTCAGTGAGGTGGGCGCACACATGATTTTGTTCGCCCTGCTTGCGGGCGCAGGGCTGATGCTGCTTGTGTTTGCCGGTAGTTTCATCCTTTGGCTGATCGACAAATCAAGACAGGAGAAATCACAATGGCGGAACTGGGAGATATAAAGATTCTTGCAGAGCGCGAGGTCAAGATGGTCGAGATTGACTTTGACATGGATGAGAAAACCATCGACCATCTTGCCTATGTGGGTTTCAATCTCATCAAATACGACAGGGACGAATTGGCTTCCTTCGCCTTTAAAAAGGCGTTGGAGGCATTCGCAAAAGGAGACAAAGAATGCACACCACAAATCAAGAAAAGCCGTTCAAGCAAAAGATCCTCACGGCGGTCACGGTCCCGCAAGTCCTGACCCGCTCGCAATGCGAGATGATTATCCGCGACGCGGAGGTCATCGGCATGAAGCGTGCGCCGGTCATGGCCAAGGATGGACGAGTGGTCAATTACCGTACCCGCACCTGCGCTTCCTGCTGGCTTCCAAAGGCCGCCCACTTCCAGTGGATCTACAGTTATCTGGCCGCCGTGGTGGATCAGGTCAACACGGAGCATTACCGCTTCGATGTCATGGATATGCAAAACCTGCAAGTGCTTCGTTACCGACCGCTCCAAAGGTTTGCTGCCCACTATGATACTTTTGACGGCAGCGACCGCAAGCTGACTTGCGTTATTAACTTATCACGGCCAGAGGAGTACGTTGGCGGTGGTCTGTGCGTCGAGGCGGATTGGCATGGCGTTGAGAAGTCCACACACCAAGGATCAGCCAACTTTTTCCCAACCTGGATCAAGCACAAGGCCAAGGCACCCCTGCTAGGCACACGCTGGGCGTTGGTCGCATGGATCACGGGGCCAGCATGGAGATAGCACCCATCGACCTGATCCTGCTTGCAATGGGCGCAATGCTTCTTGCAATGTGGCTGGACAAATGACCTTCGCCGCCAACCTACCACGCCACCAGTACGTCATGGTGGATCGCCAGTTCTGCTCCCAAGGCAAGGAGGCTGGCTGGGAAGATGCCGTGTGGTTTGGGCTGTACTCGGTGCCGCACCGGGCATGGGGTTGCACGGTCATGCTCAAGTGCGGAGCGCTTTACAGGGGATTACCGCTGCACGCATTGGCGTTTACCAATGGAACGAGCGAGCCGTGGACCTTGGGTGACGCGCAACGCTGGGATTGTTTCGGATGGAACTTCACGACCATCGAGTACGACTATCTGCGGGAACTGGATTGCCAGGTGTGGCTGGCAGGCAGGCAGGCATGGATGCGTGGAGCCTATATGTTCACCGCAGAACCTTACGGAGACGGGTACAGCCTGGAGCCGAGCCAAACCAAGTCGCATCACTTCATTGAGCTTGCCAATGGACGGATCGCCTGTGTTCCCGGCAACAACGTCTTATTCACCGAGGCATCGTTCACAGGCAAGAATCATGTTGCCAAGCCGACATGGCTGAAGGTACAAACACAGGTATTCCACGCCGAGGAACAGCCGTTCGACGGCGTGGTTGGGGAGGAGACAGCGTGAACTACTTACAGATTGCAAGACTTGAGGTGGCGGCACTTCAGGAGTTTTTGGACATGGACAACTGCCATCCAGGCAAGTTGATGGACTCGGAATGCTCTCCGCTTTATTGGGTGATGAACCAGATGTTGTATGACAAATTTCATGGACACGGTTGGGAGCTGGATCTCCTGGCCGGGCGGTTCGTAAAACAAGGAGGTTAATATGCCACTCGGAAAAGACATCGGAAAGAACATCAGGGAACTACGCGCCGACAACAAACGCAAGGGATCGGCTCGCGGGGCTGGCGGGAAGCCGCGCTCGCAAAAGCAGATTCTGGCCATCGCGCTTCGGTCTGCCGGGGTTCCGCCCAAGGGTGGCCGCCGGTTCCGTATGCGGAGTCGGTAATGTCGGAAGATCGTATGGCGTGGTTGGCCGACATACTGGCGCGGGTGCGTCGGAGTTTGGCCAGCTACAGGGACAAGATAAACCACGCCGAGGCGCACAAGGTTCGCGAAATCATCGCGGACGTTGACGCGGCGGCACTCATCACAAAGGAGATAAGAAGTGAACACACAGGAAGTAGCAGCGCAGGTATTAACTGACAGGGTAGGAACAACCGAGAACAACATCAGGGTGCTGGAGGCGAGGCTTGTCGCCGCAGTCCAAAGCATCCAGCAGTTGCGCCACGAGATCACGATTGGAAGGATCGAGCGGACCAAGTCGAACGAAACGGCGGCGGAAAGGATCGTGGCCGGGATCAGGGACGAGAAGGAGTTGGTGGTGCCTGAGTCGCTGAAGATCGCCAAGCCAAGGATGGTCAAGGGCAAGAGAAAGAGCGGGGGCGGCAACAGGACGAAGCAGGTGGTCCTGAAACGCTGGGGCTTGTGGCGCATCCAATACGAGCAGGGCTACACCACCCGCCAGATTGCGAATGCCTGGAAGTGCAACCGCAAGTCGATTGATTATGCGAGAGAGCATCATTGGGGGGCGGAATAGTTTGACTCGAAAGCGAGCCACAATAGAAAGGACACCATGAAACTCTGGACAAACCAAACCAACTCAATCCACAAGGTCGATGACTCGATGCTTTTCCCGCGCAACACCTATGTGCTGCCGGATGAATTGACGGGACCGACCTGGGACGATTCCATACCCTGCCCGCACAAGATCAAGCCCTACTATCCAGGCAGAGCCACGGGCGGTGCAACTGCGGTTTACCGCGCCGGGGCATTGGGAGACGCGATCATAGCAACCGCCTTCGTGCATTACCTAGTCCAAGAGTCCGGCGGGTGCGTTGATGTCTATGCTCCAGCCAGAAACCTCACGCTTTATGCGGGGCTTGGTGCCAAGCTGTTCCCGCTGCCGCCCACGCTGGAGGCTTGGGATAGCTATGACGCGCACCTTCCGACCGACGACCTGTTTAGCGGCCAGGTTGGCAACACCAAGCTAGGGACAGGACCGGGGAACTGCTACGACCGCATCTACACCTGGATGAATGCAGGTGATGTAGATACAAAGTATAAACGCCCGCACCTATATCTGATCGAGCCAGACCACAAAGAACTTATTGAGATGCACAAGTGGCCGATCAAGGGTGACTACTTTGCTTACCATGTATCCAGTTCCGGGCCGACCCGGACCTACCCGCCCAAGATGGGGCAGGATGCGGTCTTGGCGTTGCTTGAAGCGTTCCCAAATCACAAGGCCGTCATCATCGGGCTGGACAACTCAAACAACTTCAAGGTGGATCACCCTCGCGTGATCGACCTGTTTAACACGACCAAGCAGTTCCGCTCGCTGTTCCCCATCGTAAGCGGGGCGGACTTTGTCGTGGCACCGGACAGCAGTGTCAACCATGTGGCAGCCGCCTTTGACACGCCTTGTGTGTCGCTTTTCGGATCATACCATCCAGATGATCGGGTTACTTACTACCCAAAGAATGTTCCGGTCTTCAAGCCGGACACCTGCCCACACGCTCCGTGCCGCCCTCATGCGGGTCTACCGCAGGCTAAATGCAAGGATGCTACCAACAAGCTTCCTAAAACCCAGATGTGGTGCAATGCCCTACGCAACATCACCGCTCTGGACATTGTCGAGGCGGCGAAGAAGGCGATGGAGTTGGAGGGATAATTTAATGCCGGAGTGGAGCGCAGGGAGATCCTGCGACCGGGTGTCCTCCTAGTGTGTGTTCCCCGCTTGTATCACCGGCATGAATTTTATATGAACCCGATGCCCCGAATGGTACGCATGGAGATCATGCGGCTGGCCACGAAAGTTCGGCCATTTGAAACAAAGGGGCATTATATTTCAAATTAACAAACCTAATACCAACACCAACCATCCTTGCGCCATGCGATCCTGATGTCATTGTGCTGGTTAATAAATGAACTTTCAAGCTAAGACATTGCCATGATGTACGACAAGCATGGCAACCGCCCGACCAAGGGCGCAAGAAGCATCGACTACGACGACACGGTGCTGATCGCCAAGTGCGGTCCGATCAAGTTCCACCATTGGGCCAGAGAAACCGCCGACCCGGACACGTGGCATGAGCCGGAGACGGATTGGCACAGGGGATGGAAGACGCATTTTCACAAGGATGATGTGGAGAAGATCATTGAGGTGGACGGCATCACTCACCGCATGGACGCAAGGATGTATGTCAACGATGTCCGCTACGCCATCGAATTTCAGCACAGCCCGATCAGCGTGGACGAGATCCAGCAGCGCGAGGCCGGGTACGTCAACATGGTCTGGGTCTTTGACTGCATCGGCAAAAATATGCCAAGCAAACAGGTGGGCGACGACACCATCAGGATATGGTGGAAGAGGCCGCGCACGTCGGTGCTGTGGTGCAACCAGCCGGTCTTGCTGGACATTGGCGATGCTGGCGTTTACCACATCCTTTCAATGCCTGAATATGGAAATGACTTCTGGTACGCCAAGCACTGCCACAAGAATGAGATTATCGGGACACTGACCAGCGGGACGTTCTCGCAGGCAACAAGTGTATTAGAAAAACTAATAACGGAAGGAGCGGCATGACACAGGAAAAGGTGATGGATCTAATCAAATGGCTGGGCGAGGACTGCATCCTCCTGCCCATTCCAACTGGCGAGAAGAGGCCGATGGACACGGGCTGGCAGAAGACCACGCTGGCGGCGGCAAGGAAGCCGGAATACCTACGCCGACTTGAGGCGGGTAACATCGGGGTGTTGCTGGGCAAGGCAGGTGGCGGGCTGTGTTCGATTGACATCGACAGCGACGAGTCTGCGGAAGAGTTTGCCAAGCTGAACCCAACCCTGACCAAGACGCTCCAGACCAAGGGAGCCAGGGGCAGGAACTTCTGGGTCAGGATCGAGGGCGAGTTTCCGCCTCTGGCCAAGATCACCGATTGGGGGGAATGGAGGAGTGACGGCGGGCAGACGGTGATCTGGGGCAGGCACCCTACCGGCGGCAACTACAAGTGGGAGGTGGTGGAAAAGCCGATCACGATCAAGTTCTCCGACATAGTCTGGCCCGACCATCTGGAACTGCCGTGGAAGATCAAGGTGGACAACGCCTACAACGATTTGGTGGAGGAGTTCGGCAAGCCGTGGAAGGACATCAAGGACAAGAAGCAGCGGGAGTTCATCGTCAGCCTCAACCAACCCTTCTGGGCTGGCAAGTACCAGCACGACCACCGGGTACTGTACGAACCGCTGGAGCGGGATTTCTACGAGTACGAGAACGAGCGCGGGATCTGGCGGGTCAAGTCGGAGGACGCGATCAAGCAGGAGATCAGCCGCGACATCCTCAAGTTCAGCCGCGAACAAATGCGCCCGGAGATCGAACACATGAGGTCGGACAACTCCCTTTCAGGCATTGTCAGGACGCTACGTGGGCAGGTCGAGCATCGGGATGCATTCACGCTTCACCGCATTCCAGGTGTGCATTGCTCCAATCGCTTCATCAAGTTCGAGGCGGGGGCAATCGAGGAGCATGAGTTCAGCCCGGACTTCTTTTCGCGCAATCAATGCCCCGTCGAGTTCAAGGGGCTGGAACTGGTGCCAGAGAAGTTCCTGTCCCAGCTTGCCGTGCCAGCCATCCCAGACCCCGACGACCTGCTCCTGTTCCAGAAGTATCTTGGGATGTGCCTGTTCGGGCGCAACATTATCCAGAGGTTCTTGGTCATGTACGGCCAAGCCGGGGGCGGCAAGTCCACCCTGCATAACGTGGTTCACCAGTTGTCGGGCAGGGAGAACATGGCGCAACTACGAACCCAGCACCTCGACAAGCAGTTTGAGCTTTACCGCTACCGCGCCAAGACGCTCCTGTCTGGCGTGGACGTGCCGGGGAACTTCCTGCAAATGGGCGGAGCCAAGGTCATCAAGGGATTGACCGGCGGGGATGTGCTGGATGCGGAGGGCAAGGGGATCAACGATGGTTATCATATTGTGGGCAACTACAACATCATCATCACGGCCAACGAGAAGCTGCGGGTCAGCCTGGACGGGGACGTCGAGGCTTGGCGACGCAGGCTACTCTTGCTTGAGTTCAACCAACCGCCGCCCGCCAAGAAGATCGACCGCTTTGCGGAGAAGCTGGTGGAAGAGGAGGGTCCGGCCATTCTTGCATGGGGCTTGCGGGGCTTCCTGCTCCTCCAGAAAGACGTGGACGAGACGGGCGACATCCGCCTGCCAGACTCCCAGGCCAAGCGTATCCATAACCTCCTTGCCGAATCCGAATCGGTTGACCACTTCATCCATGAGCGGGTCGAGCGGTTCAAGGGATCGGACGTGACAATGGAGGAGTTTGTCCAGCTATACGGCCTTTACTGCGCCGAGAAGGGCTGGAGGCCGCTGTCCGGTTCCCGCCTGAGCCACCTGATACGGGACAAGATGCTGGAGCTACGCCAGAGCAACATCTCCAACAGCATCAGGAAGTCCAAGAAGGGCTTCAGGAACATCAAGGTGCAGGGACAGGAGGAAGAGGGCTATGCCGATGCTCAATACTAATAAGCTGCAAGGCAAACACGGCGTGGCTTGGGTCAACGGCGTACCCACCAAGTCCACCCCAAAGGGTGACGAGTACCGTTGCCCAGCCTGCGCCCAGAACGGCGGGGACGAGGGCGGTCAGCACCTTATAGTGTTCAAGGACAGGCCAAACTTCGCCTGCGCCGCATATCCGGGCGATCCCGCCCACCGTAGGATCATCTGGGATAAGGTCGGGATAGCCAACGGAGGCAGGCCAGACCCTATCATACCCAGAAAGACCGAGCAGAAGGCAACCTTCATAGGCAGGCACGTCATGGATATGGAGAAGCTGGCCCAGGAGGTGAGGGAGAGGGATGCGGATCTTGTCGCAGCAAGGAAGGAGAGGGAGAGGCTGGAAAGGGAAAGGATCAGAAGGGAGGAGGAGCTGAGAAAGCAGGAGGAGGCAAAGGACTATAAGGAGTGGATTCACAGAAAGTGTGTTGAATCACTTGAGAAGGCCAAGCGGCTTGAAGAATACAATACCAATTCTAAATGCGACAAAACACTATTTGGGACGTTTGGGACACCTATTTTGAGTTCAACCAACATGGTCCCCCCTCTTAATAAAGATTATACTAATGATACTACCGTAGGTATGGGTGGGGGGTATGCTACACCGATATGCGAAAAGGCATCCCAAACGTCCCAAGTTAGGCCGACTATGCCCATGGGTGCTTCGCCCATGCCGGAAGGGTATTGCCGTACTTGCTGGAGCAAGTGGGGTAAGATGGTAAGGGTCTATGAGGACATAGGCTGCGAGGTATGTGTGGCTAAAGAAGCCGTATTGGTGTAGCTCTTTTTAGATCCTCCCGCTTGTGCTAAACTGCGGGAATGAAACGCCCCGGCCTCTATGCCAACATCAACGCTCGCCGTAAGGCTGGCACTTCCCGCCCCAAATCCCAATCTACCATCAGTCCCCGCACTTGGCGCATGATGAAGGCCAAGAAGGGCGGCTTTCGTGAAAAGCCCAAGGGTTGACCTAGCCTGGGCGTATATCGAGCTTCTCCTGACAGAGAACTCCCGCCTGCATCAGACCATAGGCAAGGTGGATCGACTCTGTGGCGACATCCTAGCCGACTGCTCCCGCGAGGTTTACGAGGCAAACATGGTCAACCTGACAGACGACTTGGAAGACCTTGGAAAGTTTCTTGATGTTCATCAGGAAAAGATTAAATTACTGGCAGGAGCATTAAACCAATGAGACAATCCCCATGCAATAGGCCGGTGCGTACCCCTGGAGGTTCAAAGAAGTTTAAGGTTCGAGCCTGTTCTGGCGGCAAGTCAAAGACCATCCGCTTTGGCGATCCCAAGATGACCATCAAGAAGTCCATACCCGGACGGCGCAAGAGCTTTAGGGCTAGGCATCGGTGTGACAGCAACCCTCCTAGCAAGCTGACCCCAAGATACTGGAGTTGTTCCAAGTGGTAAAACAAGGCACCAGGATACCGTTTAATCGAGCGGAGATGCCACTAGAAACGCGGATTGGTGGCAAGCAAGTAGCCGATACCTCCCAACGCAAGATACCCCTTATAAAGCGCAAAATCCCTGAATCCTTGGGCAACCGTGCCTGCTGCGTCTCTATTGGTCGCTAGGCTACCGTTCTTTATATATCCCTTATAGGACATTCTTTATACCGCCCTTATAGGGTCGCCAGCCTACCGTTTGTTCTGCTCCCGCCACTTGGCCCAACGCTCCCGTTGAATGCGAGACACTTTTTCGTAATGCTCCCGCGATAACTTCCGGGCTTTCTGTGGCCCCTTAACGCTCCCGCCCATTCGGCCTAGGCTGGAAAGATACTCTTTGATGATTTGTTCCTTGGTCATAATGCTCCTGGTTAATTGCTGCGCTACCGTTTATAGGTCAAACCAAATCGCCACGCTGCCGTTTATGGGCGGGTGGCGGATTAAGTGAACCGGCAAGGGGTGGAACCTTGGCGCGCCAATATTCAGTAAAGATTAAAAGTCTCTTCGACATCCTCCCGCACTACGATAAAACCTTGCCGCCTACCTCCTAAAAGCTTGCACTCATCGGCAGCGTCTTTGTGCTTATCGTATAAACATACCTCAAGCGTTTCCGAGTCTTTCAAGTCTCCCCATCCTCCAACGCATTCTGTTTGAATCTTCCAGCGCATAATCATGTTCCCTTTCTTTATTGTTGTTAGGTTGACCCAATCGGATCTTACCTTTGCTTCCCCCTTGTGAGGGGAAGACAAGGAAAGACTTATTTCCGACCGATAAACATTGCAAACGCCACCAAGATCCCGCCCAAAATCAAACCGTGGGCGAAGTAGACGGCACCGTGAATTTCAGCGATCATCGCCAATCCTCCTTTCGTATTGTGTAGTTTTCGACTCCTCTTTCCCTCCTCCACGCCTCGGCACGCTCAAGCGATGAGAAGCGAAGGAGAAAGGAACCGGCTCTGGAGTAAATGCAGAAACAGGTCATTTCCGCACTCCTTCCGTATATCGGTAAACCTCACAGGTTTTTGTCCAGCTTATGCTTTCCCAATTTCCGCCGATATACTCCGATATATTCCGATAACATCCCTCCCCAATTCCGCCGGCATAATATGGGGCATAATTGATTCCGCCATCCTTCGGGACATCAATCCCGTAAGGTCTGGAGGGTTTTCCCATTACT